TCTCTTCTAGACCAACTAGTGATCGCATATCAGGCATGCCTACTTTGCCAGGATGTACAGTTCTGGAGGTTGTCCCCATCTCTGGTCCGCGCACCATTCGCTTGATTTCGCGTTTCATTGGACCTTGTGAATGTCTTGCTGAAGAGCCTTTTCTTTTGTCTACATCAACAGGCTTATAAGGCGCTCCTTGATGTTTTGTGGGCTTGTCTTCCCGTCTACCTGGGGTTGCCAATAAAACGTCATCCCCGCCGCCTGCAGGCGCCTCTCCACCTTCATCGCCACCGAGATCCAGATCACCGCCAAGGTCGCCACCCAAGTCTCCACCAAGGTCGCCGCCTAAATCACCACCGAGGTCTCCTCCGAGACCACCGCCTTCTTCGCCACCAAGCTCAGCGCCTTCGTCAACAATCGACTCAAGAGCCTGCTGATATTTACGATCATAGAAAGTTTCGCGCTGGTTGCGAAGGAACTCGGAATCGGACATTCCAAGAATGTTGGCTGCAACCCAACGCTTTGAGAATGTGCCTTCTGGAACTGATGTGGCGGTCTCGAACTTTGTCTTCATGTATTCAAGCTGCTGTAGCTCGGCAAGACGCGAGGGGTTGTTCAAAGTAATCTTAAATCCTAAAAGGTCTTGACCTCTAAATCCTAGTGTGTAAAGATGCACTATCGCCATCTTCTCCAACTCGGAAACCAACGATCTTTGAAGTCTATGAATAGTTCTTGCGAAACGGATATCCTTCTGTGCTAGGGTAGTTTTATCTTCTGTACCGCCTTCAAGGTTGGTTAGATAAGACTGTGGGATCTTGATCGCTGCGAATAGCTTATCACGAAGATACTTAACATCCTCAATGTCGTCCAAAGACTTGGCGCCAGGAAGCGATGTAATCTCCGATCCAACGCCACCACGCATCGGAATAAAGTAATCTTCCTCAAGTGATAAAGGATTGTAGCGAAGATCCACACGACCGGTTGAAGCATTTACAAGAGAGTTGCGCTTCATTTCCGACTTGACTTTTTCCATATACTGTGGAATGTCTTGTGGCGGAATGTTGCCTACGTCAATCTTGAATACTCGGCGCTCTGGCGCACGAACAACGCGATAAGCAATCATCGCATCTTCTAGAAGTGTAAGTTGTCGCCAAATGCGGCGCGCAGGGTCTAGGACGGATGTGCCGTATGGTGAGTAGCGATCGTTGCCTAAGATGCGGAAGTGCGCAACCTGCCAGTTCTCAAAGGTCATACCGGCACCATTCCACTGATACTGAACGTAGTTAGGGTTTGTCTGGTCCTGACCTTCAAGACGCTCTACTTCGTTGTTCGGTATACCAATAAGGGATGTGATGCCTAGCTTCTCGTCAATGTCCATATAAAGGAAAAAGTCACCGTACTTACACATAGAGCGTGCCCAACCAAAGCAGTTGAACTCAATGTTTAGAACATCGTAGAATAGAGACTCAAGGATAGTTTTGATTTCGTGGTTAAGACAATTAATGTTTAAAAGACGATCATACTCGTTTGATGTCGTCATCTCGTCAGCGTAGATATCAAGAGCAGTAGCAATCTCAGGCATGTATTCCATTTGCTCAAAGTCAATGTAACGCTCTGCTCTGTTTTGGTTACGGAATGCTGCTGATGTGTAAAGGTTGTAGTTCTGAGACATGTTAGAATCATGTCTCTTAAACTCCTGACCAGACATAGAACGGAAACGATAACGATATTTATCCAGATCGGCTCTTCTTTCTTGCCTACCAACTTGTGTGCGGTAGTTAACGACCGGGCCAGATAGAAGTCTGGTTAGTCTTTTGAACAGCGGTGACGCTGGATTTCTTGGGTTGTTCTCTTTCTTAGCCATTTTCTATCCTAGCCTTTTAGTAATCCTATATATTGGTATTGAAGCTCTTTCGCCTTTTCAATACGCTCGGTTTCTTTCGTCATCTTGTGTCCCTGCATACCAGGGATTGTTGTAGAAATAGATGTTTTTGCCGTGCTGATAGCAGACAAGAAAGATTTGCTGTACTCTACGTTTTTTTGACTTTCTACAATCACGGTGTCTCTTACCCAGCATCCAATAGCAAACGACATTGTTAAATCATCGTTGTAGCTTCTCATCGCCTGCGGTCTTCCGTGATGCCAAATAAATGTTTTCATTTCGGAAAGCAAACGATTTGAGTTAATCGTAATTAGTTTATTTCTCATAAACTCTTCCATTTTCGCAACGATCAAAGGTCTTGTTTTGGAAGAAGTTGTAAAACCGGGTATTACGTTTGATTGCCATTGTGCGGTTAGGGGATCAACATATTGGTGATCTCCCTTTGATGTGTAGTAGAGATTAGGATACCCTTTATCGATCAACTTTTTAAGAACAGCAAAGCCGATATTATTGTTTTCTATCACCAACATAGGATTGCCGTATTCGGCTGCTACATTAGAAAGAATGTCTGCGAAGTCGTCTGGTGTTGGCTTACCCACATATTCAGCGACTTGTTCAAGGCTTGCAAGTTCTATAATATGAAAAGCGCTGTTATCTTTGCCGTCGCCACGAGCAACGTCGGCAACAATCAAATAATGATTCTCTGGATTATATTGTTTCCAAATCCAGTAGTTTCTATCAAAGCCAGTGCGATACTCTGGTGCGCGGGCTTTTTCCGAATACCATTGTAGATCATCCGGGTGGATAACAGTTTCGCCAGATACGTTGAAGTTACATTCCAACTCCTGAGCGATCTGGCGCTTAGACATATTTCTGGTTTCTTTCTCAAACCATTTCTTGTCTCGCTCAGGGTGAACGTCCCACATAAGGGTCGTCATATGAAAATTATTTATACCTGCTTCTGCTTCAACGCAGTTTTGGTGGAACCAGTTACCTACACCGTTAGGAGTGGATAGCGCGATACAGCGACCACCTGTGGACAGTGTAGGGTAAAGCGCTGTCCATAGATCTTCTAACTTCTCAACGTGAGCAGCCTCATCAATGATTAAAAGCGAAAGTGCCTCGGAACGACCAGCATCGCCGGATGTTGATGAGCCTTTGATCTGCGAACCATTGGAAAGCTCAAAAGATGTTCTGTTATCTTCTGTAATATAGAGATCTGCATCCATTGTGGCAGGTTCTTAATAATCGCTTTTACTTTTTTGACTAAGTTAGTAGCCGTTTGAAGCTTGGTAGCAACGACAAGAATGTTCTTGTCTTTGTGAAACAACATCAGCCACGCCACATACGCAGCACTAATAGTAGAAATGCCCAGCTGTCGGGCTTTTAGAATGATATTAAAACGATAATCGTGGAAGTCTTTTAAGAGATCTTTCTGATAATCGAATGCCTTGAAAGGAATTACACCTTTCTGCGGGTGTGAGATGCGGCAGTAGTTTGTTGTAAAGTAAACCGGATCTTTGCCGGCCTTAACAATCTCTTTTAGTATCTCTTTCTTTGTAAGCGCAGCCATATTAGACCTTCACATTTGAAGGCTTTTTGGCTTTGTCTCTCCCTAGTGCAAGAAAATCTCTGATTGCTTTATCAACGCGCTCTTCATCAGAGCCACCGTTAACCTCAACAACGTCAGTTAAGCCGCCGATGCGATAATCACAATGAGCCTGTGTATCAGTGCGGTAGTTAGAAATGCGCTGAACGAGAATGTGTGGCTCACCTTCCTTTGTTAAGGTTAGTGTATCACCCGTGACGGCTTTGTATTCTTTCTTTAGGAAGTTAGCAATGTCTTGTAGACGCTGCTCAATCTCGCCTTCAAAGCCTTTGTCTTGGACTTCTTTAATTCTTGTCTCTGCTTGGTAAGTAATGCGGAGAATTGGACCGTGGAACTTAACACCAAAACCATCCATTACGCGGCGATCGTGAATGTAGTGTCCGTTCTCTCTTTTAAGACCTACTTCTCTTGCTCTGTCATCTGCCTGTAACGTAGCGTCGTGGGCTCCGTCATAAGCATTTGCAGCCGCTTGGCTGATTCCTTTTATAATGTCGTATACTGATGCCATTTTATTGTTCCTTGTTTGGTCTCCACCCGTTCTTCCATCTTTCTTCTCTTCCGCCATCAATGTATTGAATGTAACATTTAAAGCAAGCTTCAAACTTATTCATATACAAATCATCCCGAGGATGAAAAGAATATTTGGAACAAACAGGACAAGTCCTATTATTATCTCTATTAAGTAGTTTTTTGTTTATTAAAAATCC